CTTGTATCGTGCGTACCGTCGTCGTTGTCTCTTGTCAGTCGAACGAACAGCAGATCACCTCCAGCCCCACTTGCCGCCATAGCAGTTTTGTTTTTGACCTTGAAAAAATCGTATTGCGTATCAACCGTTGTGGCGGTTGTTTCTGCGTCTTCGAAGTAGGCGTTGCCGTTTGTTGTTACCCAGGTATTGTTGATTGTTTCGTCGTTACCGCGTGCTTGGATGGATATTTCGAACTCTATCGTTCCTGACGGAGAGGCTTCAGCAGAGAACACTTCGGGCTCAATGAACAGGTTTCCACCGTCCCAGTTTTCAGGCATTACAACCTGAACGTCTATGGTTCCTGCCGCGTCGGAACAAGCCGTGTAGTAGATATACGGCCCGCTGTTGATTGCGGCAGATGTCACCGCCGCGCAGTTAGTGCCATCAACCCGGAACGCGCCAGGATGGACATAGATAGACTTCCACGATCCTGCGGCCGGAATCGTAGCTACGGTAAAGCTGCTGTCCCCCGGTATCGTCGCCGTCCGTGCGTCTGAAAACGCAAAACTCCATGTCAGGGTGCCGGTGCCGTCTGCATCGGCTATCGGTACGGACTCGCTGATTGACTCCATGAAAAAGGTTCCGTTTACGTCCTGAATCGGTATCCATACCGAGCCTGACCACATGACCTGATAATCGTCCGTGCCGGCAATGTTAGACGGATCCCACCCTGCGGCCTCGTTGTTGGCCCAATAAAACATGCCCACGACAAGATCATCCCCTGTCGGCGCGGCGCTCCACACGCGGCCGATCTCATCCCTAACGACCGCCGGATTGACAAGGCCCGGATCAATGTACCCGTCGTTGACGGTATCTCCGGGCAGATCATCGATATCACCAACCGCTCCACCAGAATCACAATTACCGTCTGATTTCAGATACCCGGTGCAAGATCCCAATGCCCACAACCCGACAAAATCGGTATATGCTGCGGCTGAGTATCCGCTACCATTACCAGCGCCTTTAACCGGCCCAATTATGCCGCTGGCGAGGGAGGATAGGTCGGCATCTGCCTCCTGGTAGCCTGCGTGGGTATGGTCGCCGGCGGCTACGGTTCCGGAAGTCGTGCCAATGTCAGCCACTGCAGCAGATCCTAAGCCAATTGCCGCGCGCTGATCGCTGGCCGACTGTGACACCATTTCGCCGCCCTGAATTTGCAAAAACCCATCAAGCAGTCCGTGGCCTTTCTGCACGATGTTTTTCAGATGCACCCGACGGCCGCGGCTGGCCGACACTGAATACATGGGTGCATAATCTTCGCCGCTAGGCGACGGTTCCTCAGTTTGATCGCTTATAGCTGTGCCTTGCTGGCAAAAAGCTGTGTCGCATAGAACCAACAACGCCAAGCAAGCCGCCGCCAGAAATTTAATGATCACTCCCATTGGATCGTGTCTCCAGTGTCGTCCCATAGTATTTGTTCACCGCTGGGCTCCCATAGTATCGTATCTTCATCGCCAGCCGACTGCGCCGCCGCCATGGAGTCGCGGTCATAAGCCGGCTTGCAAGCCGCGTGCGCCCCGCACGTCGGACACCTGTCAACATCTTCCTGTTGGTGGTCATCCTCCACCCATAAGTTCCGGCAGTTCCAGCATATCCGAAGGTCGAAAAGCGACATGGGCTATCCTATTTAGACTCGCCAAACCACGTTTGCACTACGGTACTAATCTTATTCCTGCGGGAGTAGGTGGCGCCGCTGGCCGGGTAAATTCGAAAGGGACGGCAGCGCTGCATTGTTCCCCCCAAATAGGATCGCTTTTGCATGCCTTGACAGTTAAGCTCGTTATCGCTCCCGCTTCGGCCGCGGTTATGTCCATGCGTATCGCCCCATCCGGTTGGGCCGGTACCGTTGCGGGAACCCACACTGGACCGGTCAGTTTATAAACCTGCACCCCGGACTGCGGGTCGCAAACCAGGAACGGAGCCGCCCATACGGTGGTTGAGACAACTACAGCTACGCTTATGCCCATCAAAACCTTGTTCATTTGGCACAATCCTTATTGCTTGTTTGCCTACGGGATCCACGGCCGCGCGAACAGTAGGTATAGCGAAAACTGATTGGCCGCCGTGCCGGTGTCCGTAACGGCGATCGTCAGCACATCCGCAATCGGCCTTTTTATTGGCAAAATGCTGTTGGTGATCTGCGCGACGCCGGTTGACGCCGTTGAAAGCGTAAGCGTGTCGCCCGCGACTGAGCCTATTAGTTGCAGCCCGCTCGCGGATGTTATTGTCACCGCGCCGGACGTGGGGTAGGTGGCGGCGGGGTTTACCGCCCACGCGGTAACGAGGTAATACCCCATGTATTTGTATTCGACCGGCAGGTAAGACCCCGCGCCGAACACCTCCGCGTGCGTCAATGTCTTGTTGGTGAACGTGCCATCGGTCTCTGCGATGCAAGCTAGTTACACCACCAAAAACGATTGGTTTTGCGAAATCGAATAAAGCGATGGCGTCATCGAAGAGGCCGCATGCGCCCCAACGGCGCACAGCAAATAAATTGCCAATACGATCGCAACAACCCTTTTCATCTCTAAGCTCCTTTATCGCTACAGCCTGCGGCGCGTTTTCTCCACTGCATCGCCAAGTCCCATCGCCTGATCCTTACCGCTCTCGATCCGGCAGCTCTCGATGTCCAACCCGAGCGACCGCGAACCCCATTCTCCGGAGTACGCGCTTATGGACGATACCTTGCCCGTGACGATCACCGTCACCTCGTCTTGCAGACTGAGACCATCCATGCCTTCCGGGTTGATTTTGCTTTTTTCCGGAAAAGAAAGATTAAGGCTTGGCGCTGGATTTGGCTTTATCCCTACCGGTTGGTCCGTGGATTTAGACTTTTTCTCGGACATATCACCACCTATGTTGGGCTATTCAATCGCTGAATGTTTTTTTGTTTCTGCTTTTACCTGAACCCTGAAACCTGAACCCTGAACCCTCTTCAACTTCATCCACCCTCTCGCCCACCGCTTTTTCAGTGGCTGGCGGCCCCTGCATTGATGTTTCCGCCTGCGCGTAGACGAAATCCCCGAACCGGATGGAGATCGCCTGCCCCCACCAGTCCGGACGCTTGGGGAAAAGGTCCATCCATGAGAACGGCCCCGATGTTTCCTGTTGGTTACCGCTTGGCGCCCGGGTGTACAAGATTGAATCGAGATCTGAATCTGATCCGGTGAACGCCTGGAAGTCTCCCTGCATCTCCTCTTCCCGCCGCTGCTTGGCCGCGTAGTACGATTCTGAAATTTCCTTTCCGGCGCGCGTCCACCATGCGATCGCCGCCTTGCGCTGCACCGCCGAGGTCATGATGTCGAACTCGGCCTCGCTCCTGATGGGCTCTCCGTTGCGGTATCCATAGCTGCCGTTTTCGAACAGCATCACCTGGGCGCCGGATGCGTCTTGCCAGCTTCGAATCACCATCACCTGTTTAATTGTCTTTTCTCCGGTGGCGCCGGTTATCTCCACATTCAGCTTTTGGGGCACAAATCACACTACCTTTCCTTTGCCTGCGGCCGGGGTCTCCGGCCGCTGGGTTTTTTTTTATTTTTTTTTCCTACTCCCCAAGCAGCATGATCAACATCGACGCTGCGGCCGGCGCGATCGTGGACGCCATTTCCTTCAGCGGGCCGAAGTCGTATGTGGTGTCGATTGCGGTTCCGGAGAACCGCACCACGGTTTCGGCATCGGCGCTGTTCTCCGCGTATGCTCCATTGGCGAGCGCGCCGGTCGCCGTCGATCCCGTTCTCATGCCTTGGGTGTAGATTATGATTTTGTGGTTGGCGCGGTCGAATTTGTAAATAAACCCGTTCACCGGCTGCTCGATCACGCCGAACTCGATCGCCTTCTTGAACCCGAAAACACCTATTGCCGGCAGTGGAACGCCGCCGGTGGGGTAGGTTAGCGATCCATTCCCAAAACCGACCGATGCGATTTGCATCAGCTTCGGGCCACCGGGGGCGATGTCCCGGTTGCGCGTCGAAACACTGACAGTTACATCACTGGATGCGATAGCCGCCATGACCGTCTCCTTTTGTTGGGGCGGCTTTTTAGCCGCCCAAATTTTTATTTTTTTTGTGGGAGCGGCGTCCCGCCGCGATTAATTCTTTTTGGTTTATGTACTTAGCCGCCGGGAACGCCACTCGCTCCCGGCGGCCAATCCACGCTACGCCGTCGCCACCATGTCGGTCTGGTTGGCCTTGGTCTCCGACAGCGGCTTAACCAGCAGCACCGGCTCGAAGTGTCCTGCAGGGCCCGTGACCGGCGCCGTGGTGATCTGCACGACAACCTCGTCCCCGGCGTTCAGCACGGTGCCCTTGGCCACTTCGTCATAAAGCACCTTGCCGGCGGCGGTCGTGCCCATGGCGAACTCGCCGATGTCGCCGTCGCCGCGGCCAGAATCACTACCGGCGGTCACGCGGCGGTCCATCTTCACGACGCCGGGGGTCGACCCGGCGCATGTCTCGGTGATGATGAGTTGGGCCATCACCACCTCGCACTTGAACGGCACCAGGATCCGCGCGACATCGGCGGCAACCTGGTCCAGGTCGATTCCGGCCGTGTCGTCAAAGTCGATCTGCTTCACAACCGGCAGGGGGATAACGTAATTTTCAAGCATTTTATTTCTCCTTGTCTATGCGGCGGCGGAATCTAACGCCGCCGGTTATTTGTTGTTCAGCCTTCAGCCTTCAGTCTAAGAGCTGGTCACCCGCACGATCTTGGCCTCGTAGTCCGAAGCCGAATCCCAGGTGGTCGCAAACGCCACGACCCCGTACCAGGCCACGGCCTTCTTGCGCCCGAAGTCCCCCTGGTAATTCGGGTTGACCCGCAGGTGGGGAAACTCCGTCTCGATTCGGCTGACAGCCTCTTCGCCGAAGACAACTCCCTCGCCGAGCACCGAGCCGGAGCCTACCCCATCGGTCAGCGCCGCCGTGTGCACGCACTCGACCAGGCGGATGCTTTCGCAGCGCCCGCACTCGGAGCGGAAAATCAGGTCGCCCTTGCGCAGGTACATATTCCAGCTTTCGAACCGGCGGTCCTGTTTGATTCCGCGCAGGCCCTTGGTGGAAAAAACGCCCACATAGTTTGATCCGTCGTGGAACGGGACATGGATGGTGTTCGCCATGTAGTCGCGGATCACCCCGAGGTGGTCGGCGTTGATATTCACCAGCGCCTGGGTGGATGGCGTCCCGTCGGTGTCCCACACGCCGCCGGTTAGGCTCGTCGGGATGAAGGCGACCTTTGCCGCCTTGAAAGCCGTCGCGGCGGCCTTGTCCATGGCGCGCTCCATCTGCCGCGTGAGCTGCCGCTGGGCGCCCTTGGCCGGGTCGAACTTGGATAGGTCCTGCATGAGCGACGTGTACTCGACTCCGCGCCCCCACTCCTGCACGGTGATCTGGCGCACGTCCATGCTGAGTTTATCGATCGGGATGCGGGTGTCCTCTTCAAGCGCCGCGCTGGTGGGGTCGGAAAGCTCGTTGTAGTGCACGAGCGTAATGGACTCGCCCATGTGCTTCCCGAATGTTTCTTCCTTGTCGGTGAACGGGACGAAGACCATCTTCTGTGCCGCGGTCTCTAGCAGCTTTCCCGATAAAGCATGATTTTTGTAGACGCCGGTTTCGGCGTCGTAGGTCCAAGTGGTGGTATTGCTCATTTCCTGTTTCCTCCGTCGATGTCGCCGGCGGCACTATGGCCGCGCCGGCTTATAATCGGCGGCGCTCGTTTGCCCTGGCGATCGCGTCTCCTAACCCGATTGGCCCGCCGGCGGAACCGCCCGCC